CTATATTAAAAGCATTTGTTAGAAAATTATCTCCATTTTTATCTCCAATTAATATTGCTACCTTAGCTATAGGAGGTCAAGAAGCAGAAATCAATAAAAAGTTAGCAGGTATTATTAAACCTGAGAGATTTAGAGAAAGTGTTGGATTTTTAGTTAGACAAGTAAAAGCAGTTGATCAAGCTATAGTTCAAATTCAAGCAACAATTAAATTAATCAATACTATTGTAAAAATTATTAATATTTTAGCTAAAGTTTATAAATTTGTAGTTAAAATTTTAAAATTTAATCCAATCCCTACAGCTATTATCCCTCCATTAACTGGTGGGGTAGGTGTGCCTATAGGAACTTTAAATACTCAATCTGATAGAATTTCTAAAAGTAATCAATTAGTTGATGATTTAGAAAAAATAACAAGTACTGTTTCTAAATTTTTAAACGGTACAGTTTTATTAAATATAAAACGTATAAGAAGACAAATACTACAGCTATTAACAGGACTTAATATATTATATCAAAATCTCCAAGCTTGCTCTTATACTAATGAAGACCAAGCATTATTATCTTCAGTACAAGGAAGTATTGATTCTTTAAATAGTAATTTAGCTACTTTAGATAATTTATTTCCTACAGCTAAAACTACAAACTTACCATTATTATATAATGGGTATACTATTAATATAATAAAAGAAGAAGTAGTAGATAATGGTATTACTCTTTTAAGAAGACGAGTAGTAGTAGCAGATCAAAGAGGAGTTATTGAATATGAAGGTACACCTACTTTTGCTACTAATGATCAAGTATTAATTAAAGAAGGTCAATATTATATTGATAAACAAGGTCAAACAAGTACTAGTGACCCAGGTAATAATTCACCAACAGACCAAGAAGTAACAGATATAGTAGCATCAACAGGATTAAACCCTGATAATACTATAGTAGGCCCAGTAACACCAGATTAAAATAAGTTTTAATATTAAATATTTATATTCATGAAATTAGACGCATTCAGAAAAGTAATTAGAGAAGAAGTTAAAAAAGCTATTCAAGAAGAAATGAGAGATATTCTACTTGAAGCAGTTAAGGCTGCTAGCAAACCTAATTTAACTGAAAATACCTCTACTCAACCCTATTCTAGAGTAGAATCTACTTATAAACCATCATTTTCAAAGGTAATTGCTGAAGAAAGAAAACCAATCCCTTCAACAGGTAATCCTATGTTAGATATTCTAAATGAGACTGCTCAAGCAGGTGAATGGAGAAATCTAAATGGTGGTAATTATAACGCAGCTGACGCTGTAGGCTGGAATGGAGGAGCTCCAGGAATGATGGGTGGGGGAAGTAATGTTCCTGTAGTAGCAACTGTAGATGAAATGATTAAATCTCAAGGTCCTGTACGTGATATAAATGACGTAAGTATTGATGTGGTACCTGATTTTTCAAAATTAATGGGTGCTCTAAAAGAAAAAGGTAGTATTTAATGGCTTATAATGTAGTATATATTAATCCTTTAGACTTACAACCTAGTAAGGGTGTAGGTGTTCAATTACCATTTGATGGTCCAACTGGATTAAATATTACTTATACTACTGCTGAAGCTACTAAATCTAATATTCTAAATTTTTTCTTAACAGGAAAAAGAGAAAGAGTAATGAATCCTAATTTTGGAGCTGGTATTAGAGAACAATTATTTGAACAAATAACTCAAGGCTCAGTTCAAAATATAGAAGATATTGTAAAATTTGGAATAAGTGATTATTTTCCTCAAGTTAAAGTGAACCAATTAACAGTTAGTTCTTTACCTGATCAAAATTTAATTCAAATATATTTTAGTTATTCTATATTAAATACAAACATACAAGACGAAATAGCAATAAATTTTAATAATGGCTAATACTAAAGCAGTACAATATTTAAATAAGGATTTTGATAGTTTAAAAGCACAGTTAATTAACTTTGCTAAAACTTATTATCCTAATACCTATAATGATTTCACAGATGCCTCACCAGGTATGATGCTTATTGAAATGGCTTCATATGTTGGTGATATTCTTTCATTTTATACAGATAATCAAATTCAAGAAAATTTCTTACAATTTGCTAAACAAAGAAAAAATTTACTAGCTATAGCTTATAATTTTGGGTACCGTCCTAAAGTTACTAGTGCCGCTTCTGTTGAAGTTACTGTTTTCCAATCTGTACCTTCAACTTTAAGAAATAATCAATATGTACCTGATTTTAGTTATGCTTTAGTTTTAGATGAGGGAACACAATTACAATCCACAATAGGAAATGTAGCTTTTTATATTGATGATAAAATTGATTTTTCTAATTCAGGATCATCTCCTATAGACATCTCAGTTTTAAATTACGATATACAGGGTAATCCATTATTTTATCTATTACAAAAAACTGCGAAAGCCACGGCAGGAGCTTTAACTACAACTACCTTTACATTTGGTAATCCTGAACGTTTTCCTACCGTTACTCTTACTGATACTAATATAATTTCATTAGTTAGCGCAGTTGATTCTGATAATAATAAATGGTATGAAGTACCTTATTTAGCTCAAGATACTATTTTTGAGGCAGTTGAAAATACCGCTACAAATGATCCTAATTTATCACAATATAGTAATACTACTCCTTATTTACTTAAATTAAAAAAAGTACCTAGAAGATTTGTTTCTCGTTTTAAAACCAATAATTCATTAGAATTACAATTTGGGCCAGGAGTATCATCAGGAGCTGATGAAGAAATTATTCCTAATCCAGATAATATAGGTTTAGGTTTACCTTATGGAGTTGATAAAATGATGACTGCATGGGATCCTTCAAACTTTTTATATACACAAACCTATGGTATAGCACCTTCAAATACTACTTTAACAGTAACTTATTTAAAAGGAGGAGGAGCTACTTCAAATATAGCTTCTAATACTTTAACTAAAAAAATAGGTGGTAATACTACATTTGCTGGAACTAATTTAGATCCTGCTATGCAAACTACAGTACTTAATTCTTTAGCTTTCACTAATGATAGTGCTGCTATAGGAGGAGGAGATGGAGATACAAATGAAGAAATAAGACAAAATTCTTTAGCTATGTATCCTACACAGTTAAGAACTATTACAGCTGATGATTATATTATTAGAACTTTATCTTTACCTTCTAAATTTGGATTAATCTCTAAAGCCTATCCAACACAGGATATGGGAATAAGTGTTAATTATCCAACAAATTTATTAGCTACTCAAAACCCTAATGCTATTTCATTATACATTTTATCTAAAGATACCAATAATAACTTAGCAGTTTCTAGTTTAGCTTTAAAACAAAACTTAAAAACATTCCTTTCAGAATATAGAATGTTAACTGATGGTGTAACTATAAAAGATGCCTTTATTATTAATATAGGAGTAAATTTTGATATAATAGTTAGGCCTAATTATAATGGAAAATTAGTATTAAATAACTGTTTAACTGTATTACAATCTTATTTTAATATAGATAATTGGCAAATAAATCAACCAATTATTTTATCTGATATTTACAGTAATTTAGATCAAGTTGATGGAGTACAAACAGTACAAAATGTTGAAATAATAAATAAAGCCGGAACTAATTCAGGATATTCACAATACTCATATGATATTAAAGGGGCTACAATTAATAGTATTGTTTATCCTTCTTTAGATCCTAGTGTTTTTGAAGTTAAAAATTTAACAACTGATATTCAAGGTAGAGTAGTTACTTTTTAAAAAAATTTATCTAATGTATATTTATATTATATATTAGATTTATGGCTGTTTATAAAATATTCCCTGAGAAAGATACTTTTATCTCTAAATACCGTAGTACCCAAAACTTTGGTAGAGATGAAATTCTGGAGATTTCAAATGAAACTGATATTACTGCACTTAATGCTGATGTAAACCGTGCTTTAATTCAATTTCCTACCTCACAAATAACTGATGTTGTTACTAATATTATAAGTGGAAGTGCTTATAGTGCTTCTCTTAGATTATTTTTAGCAAATGCTACTTTACCTATAAATTACACAATTTATGCTTATCCTGTTTCTCAAAGTTGGGATATGGGATTAGGAAAATCTGCTGATACTCCTATTACTACTATAGGATGTACTTGGATTAGTAGAACATTAACTTCTAATTGGGCGACTACTGGTAGTTCTTTTATTAATACACCAGCTTCTCAATCCTTTAGTTATATTGATAATAAAGATATTAACATGAATACTACTTCTATTGTTAATTCTTGGGTATCAAGTTCAATTCCTAATAATGGATTTTTATTAAAACTTTCTTCAAGTATAGAAGATAGTACTACACCACTAATTACCAAATTCTTTTCAATGGATAGCCATACTATCTATCCTCCACAATTAGAATTAAAATGGGACGATAGTTATTATAATACTACACTAACCCAAATAACAACATCAGATTTTTCTGCTGTTATTTCTAATTTACAAAATACATTCCCTGAAGGCACAACTTATACTTTCACACTAAGAGCTCGAGATAAATTTCCAGCTAGAGCATTTTCTACTACTTCAGTATATTTAGTTCCAAAAGCATTACCTATTACTACTTATTGGGCATTAAAAGATGCTAAAACTGAAGAAATGGTAATTGATTTTGATACTAAAAATACTAAAGTAAGTTGTAATAATGATGGTAATTATTTTAAACTTTATATGAATGGTTTAGAACCTGAAAGATATTATCAAATTGTTATAAAAACTATACTTTCAAATGGTGAGACTGTAGTTATAGAAGACCCACTAAATTACTTTAAATTAGTTAGATAATGGCTGAAATTATTCAATTAAATAGAAATGTTTATGGTAAAATTACTTACCCTAACATAATTAACACTGAATTTTCCCAATTAACTAAACCCACTACTCAAGTAACAGCTTCAGTATTTACAGTAGATCAGTTTTTTAATGAATATAATAATTTATTCTATGAAATACCTACTGAAGGAGATTTTAATTCACATTTAGAATTAATAAAAAGAAGTACAGAGTATGTAGGTGTAAACCAAAACACAGGAGAGATAGATGCCTTACTAGACGAGATAAACCAATTAAGACTAGAAAATCTAACATTACAACAAACTATAGATGAATTAACAGCATCCAAATAATGGAAATTACCAACATATCAAATATTGATTCAACTCAATTTTTAAATCAAAACTATACTTCAAAAGATGAAGCTTTATTAAACTCATTAAATGTAAGTAAAGAATTTGGTTTACCTGGAGACAATATAGAGTTACATATTATATCATCTAATGGCGATTTATTAGATATTGTATATGATTTTAAAAATTATACTACATACAAAACTAATGAGGGAACTTCTTTATATAGTCAAATAGTTGTTGACCCTAAAGCAGACTTAGAATCATTTGGTTTAAACCAAGGAGTATATGATGTAG